TCCATTGGGATCATCGTGTAATCGTCGCAACCGTGCTGCTCGGCGAAGGTGGTGGCCGCGATGTGCGTGTCGAATGGTCCGACGTGCCACGGACCGATTCGGAGGATGTAGGTCATCACGGCAGCTTAATGGGATAGCGCCGTCGCACTCGCTACCGTTTAACCAGCCGGGGCTGCCGCCCATGCGGGCGTACATCGTGGAGATCACCGCCAAGGTGCTGGTGCGCTCCGAAACCGATCCCGAGGAGCTACCGGCTGATATTTACTCTCAGATCGCAGAATTTGTCCACAGTGAGGACGACCTGCTGGAGCTGGGCATCGAGCTGTTCACCCTTCCCGTGGACCTCTGTGGATCAGCACAGGATTGAGGAGACACGATTGGTCACTCGGCGCTCCGCCCGTGATCAGATCCATCTGGCTTGGAATTATCAGTGCGCCTACTGCGGTGATCCACTTGGTCGCTCGCCAACGCTGGATCATGTGATCCCAAAAGCACATGGCGGCCTGACCGTTCGCGAAAACCTTGTCAGTTGCTGCTTCATGTGTAATTCACAGAAGGGACACCGCCCATGGGTCGACTGGTACCGCGCCCAACCGTTCTGGTCGGCGCTTGGAGAGTGGGCGATCGCGACGTGGCTACATGGTGAGCAGGATTGTGACCACCAAGATGCCGCCTAGCCAAGTCAGACCAAACACCACAACGGGAGGAATATTCATCGGGCTAAAAGGTGGTCAAGATACAACTCTGCTTGCCATAGGTCGCTGGAATACCGGCAGATGCCGCCGACACAACTGCGGTAGTACAACTCAAAGCCTGGGCGATCAAGCGTCTCAATCCAACCGCCATCGCGCTCGGTGCGGTTAATCACTTCGGGTTCGTCCATTTCGCCTCCTCGCGATGGATCCATGTCTTCAGGCCAGCCACATAATCACGCAACACCTGCGCCTGCTGCAGATGCCAATCCTCACCTGAGTCAAACCACAGCCGATTGTGTCGGTCGATAGCCTGCAACGACTGATGAATCAGCACGTTCCACGGCTCTCTGATTGGCGTGTTGAACTCACGCTTGGACACAGCGACCAGGCGGCCTTCATCAGTCTGGCGCCGGCAATGCCCGATCAAACATCTCACAACTGGCTCCGTATCGCCCACCACTTCGGCGTGACTCTGGAATCATCAGCTCACACCGCTGCTTGCCCATATCCCACTGCTTGCAGTCCCAGCACATCACAGGAGCAGACCGCGGCCTGAGGCTGGCCAATGCTGCTTGAAACAATGTCTGTGCACGCAGCATCGCCTCCTGTAGCTGGATCGTGCCAGTGTCCACCTCCATCTGATGTTCAGGCTTTGGGCCAAGAATGATCCGTGCGTGCCAAGTCCGATCAGCGCGATCGCATACCAATAGCAACCGACCGGACTTGAGGCGGATCATTCATCCTCGCCAAAACTCGGCTGGTGATACAACCGTTCAAGTTGCATCGAGATTGGCTCGGAATCCATTAGTTCAATCGGATCGTTCATGTCTTTAGCAATGAACGTAAGCCGTGAACCGAATGGCTTAATCACCAGCAACCCAACCCGCGGCGAGCGAGCAAGTAAGCGGAGCGCAGCACGCTCGATCCAGTTCAGGTTGAGATGTTCGAGCATGACTCCATCTTGGCAATCAATCGTTGCAGATACCACTCCGCCTTCTGTGCGTCTTGGAGTGCGTCTCCTTTGATCCACATGCGGATCATGTACTTGAGCGCCTGACCCTGCAGGTAGGCCGGGACCATGTGCGGCGCATCGCTGATCACCGACTCAATGAAATCAATCGCCTCCACCGTGCCGGTTTGGTAGTGCGGCGGGTGGTTCACGAGATCTGCTGTTCTGCGTTCTTCCATTTCTTCCTAGTGATGATGTTGTGGATGTGGGTGAAGCTGACCCCATAGATGGCGGTCAACTGCTTAATGGTCCATCCCGCAGCGTGCAGTTTGCGGATGTCGATGGCGTTCTGCGGCGTTAATACAGCATTTCCGGGCACATGTCCTGCCTTGAAGCTGGTGCTGGTCGCCGTCCTCACCGCCACTTATCACCCAGCAACACCTGGCGGCACACCTCAATGGCCTGCTGCGCCTGTTTCTCGGTCATCACCGATTCGGTCTCATCCATGGCCTTGACTACTCGCTTGAAGATCTCCTCATAGCTGGTGTCGCGGAAGTTCGCGGCGATATCGCGGCAGAACTCCTCCCACAGGCCCGTCACGGTGCCGCGCAGTGGATGCCCATATGGCAGGTCCTCACGGCCACTGCGCTGATAGAGCGCTTCCATCATGTCGGCGCGTTGCTGGTCAAGTCTCATGGTCGAGGTACTGACGAAGGTTGAGGAGTTCAGTGCAAAGCTGTTCACGGTTGCGGATGCCCATCGTGCCGCGCAGTTGATCCACGCGGATGTTGATCAGCAGCCGTAGCCGATCGCGTTCTGATTGCTGGCCAGCTTTGAAGGTGTTGCTGCCTTCGAGCAGGCTATAGAGCCGAGCACGTGCTGCTGGGTTCATGCCACCTCCACCGTGGCATTTGGCCAGCGGTTCTGGGCGTAACGAATGGCGGCGTTGACGTTCTCAGCTTTTGTGATCCACAGCATTGGCTTGGCGCCACTAGGGAAGACCATCAGCCGATATTCCTTGGTGCGTACACCATGGCGTGGCCTGCTGATGCCCTCGCCATAAATGCCCTGTTCTTCGGGCGGCGTGCGCCATTGGAAGGCGACGGGTGAATCACTCATTGGGCAAGCCGGTAACGGTTTCGGGATTGAGCCACTCAATCTGGTTCCACCATGGGAGCCAAGTATCAGCCGCGATCAGCTTGGCTTCGGTCAGGCTGTGCGCCATCACGCATTCACAGACGTTCGCATCCTTGATGGTGAAATAGAAGCGGCGGGGGGTCACTTGCGCACCTCCACCACTTGCTGAGTGCCGGAGTGGGTCATGCCTGGCTGGTTGCCGGCTTCAAGGCCGATCATCGCGAACACGGCCGCGCAGATCAGAAAACAGATTGTGTTGTTGATTCGATTGATCATGGAAGGTACTGGTTAGCCCAGCGGATAAGTTGATCTCTTGTGAATGGTCCCCGCGGCTCGGCGTTGGGGAGGTAGACGGTGTGCAGACAATTCTCTGAGCTGACAGTGCCGCCTAGTTTGCGGATGGCGTAGGCGATCAGCTTGATGGTGCGGAAGCGGGTGGGCATGGCTGGCTGAGTGCCTGCTAAGTGTGCCCCGCCTATGGGGTACGGTCCAGAGCGGTGTGACAGTTCTTCACACTGCACCATCGCCCACTGCAATCTCGATCGGAACCCGCAGTTCCGGCTTGCTCTGACCCTTCGCCCGTCGGCTCCAGCCCACCACAGCAGGACTAACCGGCACCTCCACCGTGAACCACACATGGCCGCATCCAGCGCAGCCACGCTTGCGCACCGTCACATCAGCCTGTCGGTTGTTCGTTGCCATTGCCTTGATGTCGCTGCTGGAGCACCTCGGGCATTGCATCGGTAGTATGACCATGTACCCCACTGGTCTAGCACAATGCAGTTCGGTGAGTGGATGCTGGTCGAGCTATCGACAGAAGAACGCTTTGAACTGGAAAAGCAGGCCAGAAGCCTGCTATCCAGCCCAGATGCTGGTCCCATGGCTGCAGCGCTACTGAAGCAGTGCCGCTATCAGCAGCAGCTACTTCAGCAGGCCGTCAATGAAATCGCTCGCCTCGAATGCGAGCTGATGTGATCAGAACATGTCGCCGTCGTCAATGCTGACCACAACGCCATCGGTGGCATTGGCCAGCTTCTGCGCAGCATCGCCAGGATCCACCCAGTCACGCGGCGGTTGAGCCACAGCGCTGATGTAGTTCAGGCCGGACTTGGCCTGTTTCTTCCAGCCAGTCACAGGCACCTGCACACTGCCGTACTGGTCCGGCGTCTGGCTCATAACAAAGCGGCAGAAAGCGTCCAGCTCCTCCACTTTGATGTTCATCATCCCGCTGAAGTCCACCTTGCTCTCAGGCTTGGTCGACTTGAAAATGCTCAGGTTCAGCTTGAAGCTCATGGTTAGTCGTTAGTGATGGTGTTGGCCTGTTCGTATTGCTCCACCCCGGCCAATGGATAGAGCACGAAGCCCGGCGTGCGGAAATACGCCGGACCTTTGCCAGCCTTTCGCCAGCGCATCAGGGTGTCGCGGTGGACGCCCCAGCGCTCAGCAAGCTGGCTAGCAGTTAGGTATTCAGAAGAGTTCATCGCTCTCCGGCTCAGGTGTTGGTGCAGGCTGGGTGATCGCAGCGTTGAGATCCGCCACGCTGGCGGCTGGCGCCTCGGTCACGCTCACCGGCTCGATGTCGACCACCTCCTCCTGGCTCTGAA